TTGCACCACTCGCATAACTACTCGAAGATGTTGTTGAATCAATTGTTTGTCCGATATTTACTGTTAAACTACCACCTGTTGGGGCAGTTGTTACATTTACAATAAATTTGAATATATATAAGCCTTTATCTAACAATCTTTTAGGTTTTTCTATCGCGAATACACCACCACCTGTATCAGCGTCATCTAATGTACCATATAACCAACCATAAGTTCCTGGTGCGTCTATACCTGTAAAATCTGTAACCCCAGTTTGTCGGCTTGTATTTACTAATGTTGCCATATTATTAAATGTTAATTATTAAGGAGTTGGTGCATTTTGACCTTTATCTATTTCCCTATATCCGATAAAGATATTACCTTTTAATCCAGCTGCAGCACCTGTATTTCTTGATAAAGTAATCCAATCATTTGCAGCATCCCAAGGGACTGGTGTAACCGCAGTATTTCTAACAATTACTATCCCACAATTCACACCACCTGCAATATTATTTGAATTAGTTGTAGCATCTGTTGTTTGACCAAAATTAATACCTAATGAACCACCAGTAGGAGCAGTTGTTACATTTGTCCATAAATGATAAATATATAACCCTTTCCCACGAAGATGTTTTGGTTTTCGAACAGCAAAGATTTCACCGCCACCATCTGTATCACCTAAAGTTCCAGTTAGCCAGCCTAATGTGCCAGATGCTTCAATCCCAGCAAACTTTGAGACGCCACCATTTTGTTTTATAACTGTCATATTAGTTTAAATTAATAATTAAAGTGAAGGTTCTTCTTGCCCATCAATAATATCCCTATAAGCAATAAAGATATTACCTTCCATACCTGTAGCATCACCTGCTTGACGACTTACTGTAATCCAATCTTCTGCCGCAGCCCATAGTTCTGGGACTTGAGCATGTTCTCTTGTGATTACTGACCCATAATTTACACCACCTGCGATACTATTATCAAAAGTAGTTGCATCAGCTGCTGTACCGACACCTACTGTCAATACACCACCTGTTGGAGCTGTAGTCACATTTATCCATAAGTGATAGATATACAATGCTTTACCTCTTAGACTTCGAGGTTTTTGCACCGCATAAAGTTCACCAGCACCATTAGTGTTACCTAATTTACCAGTAAACCAACCAAATGTACCAGGAGCGTCTACACCACTAAAGTGCGTAACACTTCCTTTTGGTTTTAAAACTGCTAATGTAGCCATATTTTTTCTCCCATGATTATCAATCTGTTAGGTTTTTACACCCTCCTCTGACTGGAGAAAGTCAGGTCAACTTGATAATCATTTAATTAATTAGTTCTGTTGGGGAGACAAACCTTTATCGCTTATCTCCCCTGCAGAATATAACTATTTTTTCTTTTTAGTCGCTTTCTTTTTTGGTTTTTCTTCTTTAACTTCTTCTACTACTGGAGTAGGTAATTTTACGCCTCTCATATTTTTACAGATTAATTATTAGGTTGTTCCATCAGAACCAACGATACCAACATAATCTTGTGCAGAGACTACTTCTCTGAATTCACCTTTATAAATATAGTTGTTATTTCGTTGGAATTGATATGGAACTAAATCTGTAACGATACCTTGTCGTACCCATCTGTAGATACCAAAATTGTCAGCTAATAGCCACCATGCTGTATCAGACCCGCCAACTGCTGCACCTAAACGATTAGATGTTTGGATATAAATGCCATATTTTGCAACATAAACATTTAAATCATTGTTAGCTGTATCTGAACGAAATTCCGAATCAAGGATTTCGCAAGCCAATTTAAATAACGCTGGAGGAACAAGTAATGTACGAGCTACATTACCAGAAACAACACCTGCTTGGTCTTTTTGTTCAGCTAATTTAACGACTGCGTCGTAAACTGAACTTTCAGATAAAGCATCTGTTAATTTATTATCTTCAGTGCCTCCACCGATAAGTGGGTGAGCATCATTGATTAATGATACTCCGTCTGCTGTTAATGTTGTAGTGAACGAGTTTCGATATAATGCCATAGCATTATCATCTCGTGTTAGACGCCCTTTACGAGCCATGTCTCTTACCATTTTCTCATAAGCACCATGTAAATTATCATCAAAGAAGTTCTTTGGGATATCTACACTTTTTGCAAAGTTAGTAACTGTATGAGTTTTTGTGTTAGTAATGCGAGGGTCGTCGCTAGCAACATCTTCTTCTTCAGCTCTTTCTTCCCACAGGCTTACACCCTTGAATGTTTCAAGAATTTCAGCTTGGCGGTCAGTAGAATCCTGCATAAAGATTAGTCCGCTTGTAGCATCAGCATAACCAGGATGAGCTTGATAGTCCCATTCCTGATAAAAGACATCGTCTAAGGCTGTTTTCACCACATTCGGATTCAGACTACTACTAAATGCCATAGTATTGGGTGTTAATAATTAGAAAGATATTATACATTTCCATATCTTGTTCCAGCTTGTTTAAGCTCAAAGTCAACTGTTCCAAGAACTGTATCAAAGTCAACGATACGAAGACCATGAACAGTTTCGTCAGTACCTTCATCTTCATCAACTGTATAAACACCGCCTACTGAAAGGTCAAATGTCACACAATCATTTAAGATACCTAAAGCTAAGTTAGCTGGAGTTGTTGCTGCACAACGATACACAGTACCAGGCAATGGTAAGTAAACATCAACTGTTCCATCCGCTAATGCTGTCTGTGTAGAATCTGAAGCTGCAACACCGAAAACGATATCTGTACCGATTTCAGGGTCACCATCAGCTAAAGGGATAACATAGTTAGTCCCTGTACCACCTAATTTAACTGGTTCACCAGCTAAAATATCAGTACCACCTGCTTCAGTTCTAAAGGTCTTAATAGGAGGAACATTTGCACCACCAACATCAACGATTTTGATGTCACCTTTTGCCATAGAATTTGTGTTATTAATTAAATTTTGACTTCATTTTTTACTTTTGAAGGGTCAAGACCTCTTTTCTTTAGAAACGCTTTGTCATCTTCAGTCAAAGGCACTTCACTCTTCTCCTCAACTGTCCTATAGGTAGAGCCAACACCTGCATTGGAAAGTGAGTTTTTAGCAATTAACGCTTGACGCAACTCTTCATTTTCGCTAATCAACTTTGACTTATTAGCCAAAATCTTTGCATTAGCCATATCATTTGCAATAGCGCTTTTGCTATAACCAGATTTATTGATTGTATTCTCATAATGATACTGGATAAGCTCTCTTTCTTTCACATTGTCAGATAAACTGTTCAATGTGTCTTGAAGGAAATCTTGCCTATCAGCTACTAAATGAGAATCGATTTGCTGTCTTACTTGTTCTGTTACCTGTTGAGTAATCTCATCGACATTAATCGATGGTGGTATAGATTCCTCTTCTCCAGGTTCATCTTCTTTTTCTTTTAACTTAGCTTTAGCATTTAACATGCCTTGCTTGTAGTTTTCTCTCTCTTCTTTAATTTTTGCAAGTTCAGCTTCGTAATCAATCCCTGGTTGCTCTTCTACCTTGGATTCTTCTTGTTTTTCAACAGGTGTCTCCTGCTTAGAATCTTCCTTAGAAGGTTCATTTGTTTCATCAGTCGGAGCATTCTGATTGGTAGTTTCTGCTACCTCTTTTTTTAACTCCTGGGTAGACATCTTAATGCCTTCCTCTGGTTTAATGTCCATAATAAATATGGTTAATTTTTAAAACACTTAAAGGCGTGTTCTGCCTAATATCTAAATAATGATATCTATTTCTTTTTCTTCGGCGAATATTTCTCACTCATCCGCTCTTTTTGTTGTTTAGTTCGGTTCTTTAAAGCCCAAACTTTTTTAACTCCGCTTACTGGCATATTTTTATATGTTAATTATTAAAAACTTATTTCTTCCTCATTCTTGACATAAACGCTTTCTTAGCTCCAGCACTTACTTTTCTTCTAAATCCAGCATATTTTACTTTACCTACCTTAGGACCATAAGCTCTTGCTGCTAATTTGCGACCAGCTTTAGCTGCACTTGTCCTTCTTCTTTGTGCCATTATACCCATTAAAGTAAGACCTGCTTTACCTGCCCTTGCTGCTGCTTTAGTTCTCGGTGTTATATCTGCCAAACCTCCAGTTCTAACAGTTTTTGCTCCGCTTTTCCCATATCGTCTTGCTCTTTTCTTATATGCTGCTACTAATGAACTCATAGCTTTACCTGCCTTTTGGGGAGTTATACGCATTCTTTTTGGTCCAGACCCCTTGATTGCTCTTTTCATTCTTGCTCGCCTGGACATTTTTTGTATTGTTGCCATAGTTTTGTGTGTTAAATAATTTATTATAATCAATCTTTTGCTTCTTTGGCTTTGAATATGTAGCCAATTTAGCTTTTTTAGTATATTTTTTCTCCCTCAATAAATCAGCTGCTAAATCCCTTATTCTTGACTTTGCATATCTGCCAGTTACAAATTCCCTTAGCAACTTACTTTTTCTTTTGGGTAATTTACTTGCCCCCTCTTTTGTTGTTACCGCAGGGCTTACTTGTAATCTTAAAGGCATATTATTTTAATTTAGATAGATTCTTTAGAATTTTTTCGTAAACATCAGCTGAATATAATATAGCTTTACCAAAATACATGTCATCAAAGTTCTTGCTCTTGTTATACATTCTCTCATTAGCTGCTAATTTGACCCTATTCTGTAACTCTTCCCATATTCTACTCTTTAATATATATTTAGCTTCCTCCCTTAAAACATCTATTTCCCCTTGATTAACCTTGTTTTTATTCTTAATTAAATTTTCACCCATCTGTACCATTACATCATCAGGTGTTATTGCATTGAATAAGTGTCGTAAAAGGTAATTAAGAATCCTAATTTTGATTTTTCTCATATTAATAAATTCCTTTTAAATTCCTTTTGTCCTGTTTCTTAGGACAGATTAATTAGTATTTTATGACAGTTTGCTCTTGAGCATAATCATCAGGCATTGCTGATGCTTCTGCCTTTTCTGCTTCTGCACCTAATGGAGAAACTAATTGTTCAATTACTTTAGAAGTAGCTTGTTGTTGTGTCCCTTCTGCTGCTACTCCTTGTTGTACAGCCATTTCAGCTTTCTTTTCTTCTGCTGTTTTCATATATTTAACACTTTCTCCTGGTTTATATGGTTCAAATAAGAAATCACGAGTCACTGCTTCTTGATTAGCTAATGGATTTTGAATAGCTCTGTCATACATTTCTAAATCTAAGGCTCTATTAATAGCACCACTTGGTTTAGTTAAGATATCAGGGATTACTCTTATTTTATACTTTAGTTCTCTAAATAGTTTAGGTTGTACTTTAATTATTTGTTTATCATTATCCCAGCCCTCTTCACTTAACCATTCCATTTCTTCTTTAATCGCTTCTTCTTCAGGAATTGGCGCTGTCGGTAAATTAGGTTCAAATTCAATAGATTTAGTTATTTTCTTAGCATCTTGTAATTGGTCTTGAATCAATATTTTCCTAAATCTCATCTTCTTACTTGTACTTGTTAAGTCGTCTACTTCACCTACTGTCATATATTGTAAGATTGTGGATAACCTTAATTCACCTAAGTCTTTAACTAAAAATCCAATCATTTTACCAAATAATCCTAATAAAGTACGAGCATTTTGTTCAACCCTTGATATTTCAAAGGCAGTTACTCCACTACCAGCTGGAGCAGCACTTGGGCTTGTTGCACTCTCTGTAATTGAGTTTTCCACAACATTCATAGCATTTATACCAGCTGCTAAATTATTATTAGTTGGGAGTGTCTGGAATTGTGTGTCTGGCTGAAAGGTTGTTATTGTCCCTGGTGTATATACTGCTGTGTCAATATCCTCTGTCCCTATCACTACTGAAGGTGGGAATAAGTTGATAAAAGAGCCATCTATCACCATATTATATAAAACATCAACTATTCTTTGGTCATCTTGTATTTTATCTGCTAATGATTTGTAGTAAAAAAACCTTCCTTCATCTATTAGTTCATATCCAGTTTTAGCAAAAGGATACTTCTTATCCATTCTTTCATTAGGGTTTTTAGGGTCAGTTAGTAATACACCATTACAGATAACTAAATGTAAATCTTCATATTTGTTCCAATAATGCACTTCTTCAACAAGTCTAAACTCTAATTCGTCATCATATTGTTCGTAAAAAGTATCTTCTTCATCAACATACATTATTCTTAACCCTGGTCTTACATATTTTTTAAATTTCTCATTATCGTTATATTTTTGTGCTGCTTGTGTAAAATCAATTACCCTTCTCCAGATAAGAAAAGGTTGTTTTTGAATATTATGTTCATAAATATCACCGATATATAGTTCATCCACAGGTACAGTTTCTAATTGAAATCCTGAATATTCGTCATCAATCATTTGCCCCTCAATCCATGACCCATCAGCTTGCATTTCTTTTGCTTTTCTTGTCACTTCATGGTATCCCTCATAAATAATTGTTGCTGGATTATACATAGCACTAATAACTGAATATAAAAAGTTCCTTTCATAATTACTTTGCTCCATACTCCATTCCATTAAATCACCCATAACCATAGCTGAATCTTTATCTTCTTGATTATCGTTGTTCTGTGCAAAAATCTGTGGATAAAGTAATGTATTTGTTACATGAGCTGCAATTGAGATACATTTATTTCTTGTAACTGGTCTAACAGTGTTAGCTTTCCACGCTTCATCTGGGTCATTTGACCTTGGTTTAACATAATTATTCCAAGCTCTTTGGTCTATATTTTGTCTTTCATGTAAACTAACATCGTTAAATTCTTCGTATGCTCTGTCTTTAATGTTTTCTCCTACCGCCCAGTCTCTTTGAATAAATGATAAAGCAGCCCTTTCTTCCTTAGTAGGGTTATAATTACTTGGCTTTGTTTGCTCTTTATCAAATTTGTATTGTTTATTTGGTGGTAGTGGATTATTTATGTTTTTCACTCCCATATTTTTGTATTATTTAATAAATTACTTAAAGCCTAACGCCTATAAAATAGACATTAAGCTCCTCTAACACTGCGGGCATAAAGCCATCAGTCCCCTGCTTATTTCTAAGCTCTAAACAATCTATTTTTTACTATATTTATTTAAATGATAACTACTTTCCCCCCAATTCACCTTAAATTGCTTAGGTTTGGTTATTGGGTTAAGCATTTGATTATAACTTACAGCAAAATATCTATACATATCAGCTGCATGTGATGTCCAATCATGTAAAGGTGTTTTCTTAAAACAACCTTTCTTATCATCCCATTCCTGTCTATATTGAGAGATTGCATCAAGAAACTGTTCACATTTCTTATCATCTACCCATAATTGTTGGAATATCATTCTACCAGCGTTAATCCCATCTTCTATGCTTAAATTCTTTGTCTTTGTAACTCTTATCCCTAATCCTTCTAATACTTCTTTTCTACTCTTACCTGTTCCTAACTCTCTTACCTCAATATCATGCGGGAAATAATGACGACCATACTTATAATGCTTTTTAGCGTCTAATATAGTTACATAATGGTCTAAACCTTCACCATGGTTCTGGTAATAATCTATCATTCTAATCTCTTTACCATATACTTGAAAGAATCCTATAGATGTATAATCTGAAATACCTAAATCCCATACTGTATGTACCTCCAAACTACTATCATGTGGTACTTTAGATATCCTTCCCTCTTCTCGCGCCTCTGTTATTTCCTTAGAGTAATAAGCTCCTTTAACAGCTGCATCGAAATTACACATCCATTCTTGTAACCATTCATCTTCAAGCATGTGGTATCTTTGCATTTGTGATTCATCATACAAATCAGCATAATTTTCAGGGTCTTCTTCAAAACTCTTTTCAATAGTCCATAACTGACAATTCCAATCTTCTCTTTCTATATTTTCTTCATAAAGACGAACAAACTCATTCCTACCTTGAGGAGTTCCTATCCATATAGCATATCCTTTAGTATCAGCCAATGATGGCAATATAATCTCTGTATGTATATTACTTGGTTGTTGTGAATACTCATCATAAGCTACTCCCCATAACTTTAATCCACGAAGTGAATCAGGGTTATCAGCTCCATAAAGAGTTATTCTACTCCCATTAGGATAATCTACTCTTAGTTCTGATTCATTAATCTTTCTACCAGGTATATTATCTGAATAATATTTAAGATAATCCCATGCTACTTGTTTTGCTTGTTTATATAAAGGTGCAATAAAAGCATATCGCGCATTTTCATGTGTTAAAGCATCTCTTAATAAATGGTTTATTACTGCAACTGTCTTACCAAACCTTCTATGAGCTATAATTACATTCCATCTCTTATCAGAACTATGCAAAATATCATTGATTGTTTTCCTCGGTTGGTAAGGAATTGTTATTGTCTTTTCCATTTTGCCATTTAAAAGTTAAATTAATATCCCCTGATTGTTCTTGCAATATCTTTTCACTAAACTCTTTATTACGTTTTCTTGTTAAATACCATTTAGCAGTTTCAGTATTACCTAAGTCTTGAGATACAGTTTGGTATGCTTTTAATACTGGTTTTTCCCTTAATCTGTCATATTTTTCTTTGAGATTAGGTCTTTCTTTAATCCATCTATAATAAGTTTCTCTGCTAATATTAGCATAATAACAAGCAGCACTAACATCAGCTCCTATTGCAAAAGCCTCTTCTAATTTTCTGACTGTCTCTTTTTTAAATTTCATAGTTTTTTAGCTTTATTACCAGTATAATCTTCCCATCTTTTTATTATTACATCTATATATTTAGGGTCTAATTCCATACCATAACATATTCTATTAGTTTTTTCACAAGCTATTAATGTTGAACCAGAACCTAAGAATAAATCCTGAACTAATTGATTTTCCATTATTGTATAATTGATAGCTTTTACTATTAATTCAACTGGTTTTGAGGTTGGGTGGTCTTTTCTTGTTTCTCTTTTTATTCTCCAAACATCACCATCTAAAGTTTTTTGCCCTCCAAATAACCCATAATATAAAATAAATTCATGTCTTTTATAAAATTTATCTAAATGCTGTATGGGTGTTTCCTTATCCCATACTATACAAGATTTTGGCTCTTTATTCCCTATTTTCATAATCCATTCAAAAGCAGAATAGCTTTTCCAATTACAGCAAATATACATCGGGCAATTATTAACTAAAACTTCCTTTAATAATTCCTCAATATTATCTAATTTTTCATCACCTTTTATTTTATCAAAATTACCTTTTAAATCTTTATAATCTATACCATAAGGCGGGTCAGTAAATACCATATCAGCTTTCTTACCATCCATTAATTTTTCTACATCTTCAATCTTTGTAGCATCACCACACATTATCCTATGATTACCTAATTGATATATTTCACCTAATTTAGCAATTGGTTCTTCTGGTACATCAGGTACTTCATCATCTTTTTCGTCAGGCTCTATTATTAAATCTTTATCAAATCCAGTTAATTCTATATAATCCTCATCTAATCCTTTTAATTCTTCTATAACTAAATCCATATCCCAATCACTTTCATTTAACTTATTATCAGCTAATCTATATGTTTTAACTTGTTCATTTGTCAAAGATTTCCTCTTAATTCTTTCTTGTATAGTTTCACCAGCATCATTAACTATCCATGGTTTATCAATATCCCAACTATCTTTATATTTTTGATATGCTAACCATCTACCATGCCCTACTATTATCTCATAATCTTTATCCACAACAATTGGCTGTTGCCAACCAACTTCTAATAATATTTTAGCAATAGCTTCTAATTGCTTATCAGGATGCTTTTTAGCATTTTTAGTATATAACTTAATTTTATCTAAAATCATATTAATTCATCTTACGATTTTCCCAATCATATTCTTTCCATCGTTTTTCTAAAGTTTTAAGATGGTCTTTAGAAAACGCTCCTTGTTTAGTAGCTTCTCTTACTTCATTTCTTTTACTTTCTAATATTTCTCTATAAGTTTGTCTACCTTTTTCTCCCATATATTATTCGATTACTGTTGTTTGTACACCATTAGTAGAAGCTAAATCTTGTCCTTTAGCTTTACTAATAGTTTTAAATGCTAAATTACCAGCATCTTTTAATGCTCGTTTAGCTTTCTTTTCCATATCACATTCAGGATAAGATACAGCTGTTTCAAGTTTTCTTGCACCCATTTGGTTATATTTTTCTTCTTCAGTTAGTTTTTTTCTTGAATCAGCATACCGATTAGTCTTGTCTTTCATTTTTTTAATCATATTTGATTCTAAATAACTTCTGTACATAATATTTTTAATTAATTATTAGTATTGCCTTGTAACATATAAAGGCATAGTAGGTTGTTTTTGTGTGGGTCTTTTAGGTTTTGTTGGTCTTTTAACTCCTACAGGAGCTGAAATCTTAATAGGTTTAACAGGTCTTGGTCTTTTATAATAATTTCTATTAACTCCTGAACCTATTGTTGTATTAGGATTCATTGATGATGAAAATGCCATAATTTTAAAATTTAAAGTGTTCAATATGATACGATTTATTATTCCTGTATATATACCCTCCCATAATTCTTCTACCACAATGTTCACATACTCTATGATTAAGTAGCTCTTTTAGTCTTTCTTTTAGGTTTTTTAGTAAATCCTTCAGTAGCATAATAAAGTTTTACTTGTTTTGAAGTAAATATTCGACCAGAAGGTGATTTATATTCATTTTTACCTATTTTCTTAAAAGGCATAATATTATTTAACGAAACTAATTGTTTTATTATTATTCTTTGTTTTTCTACAAAGATAACAATGTTTCACTTTACGCTCCATATAGTAAACCCAAACATGAAAACCAAGAAAGCACTTAATTTTCTGTTTAAGTTTCATATTAGTAAGGGAAATCGTCAGGTACTGCATAACCATTATCAGTATACCAAGCCTCTGCTGCCGCTTGATTACAAGTAGTACCATCTGGAATAAATTCATAAGAATCAGTCCCTAATTTAGAATGTAGTAATGGACATGGTTCTGCCATAGTTTTATAAGTTATTTTTTAGAAATTTTTGGTTTTTTAGTAGTTGTTGTTTTACCATATATAGGTGGTAATGTTATATTCGCATTCTTATAATAATCCTTAATCTGCTTTAGAGTAAAAACAGTACCAGATTCAGACATATACTTATCCTTATCTTTACCTTTTTTTATTTTATCAAACATATTTTTTCTTTAAATTATTAAGTATTTCAGGTGTTATACATTTTTGTAATGTTGATAACTTAGTTGACAACTTAGCCAGTTCAAGATTGTCTGCAAGTTGTCTACCCCTTAACTCTTCTAATTGTACATTAATCCCATCAATTGTATCTTTTAAAGACAAAACAAAATCTATCAATGCTAAATCTTTCATTGACTTTTCATAATGATGACTTACTGTTTTTGGAATATGTGAGTAATTTTTCATCTAAAGAGGGGATGTTAATGCTATATCCCATGCCTTGCATAGCTACCCCCTCTTTCCGCTGTTATAACTTTTTATGTCTATAAAAAAATTTAAAATAACACCGCCTCTTTAAATAAAAAAAACAACCACGCTGTCCCCAATGGTTGCCCAATGTCCCCATAGGGGACTTCTTATGTATACTGTAGCACTTTTTAGAGCAGTTGTCAAACTTTAGTTATCCACATC